GCTAATGCAGCAGTCCCACCACTTGCAGCTGCCGTTCTCCCAACTGCTCCTACTGCCTTTCCACCTATTCCTAATAGTGTGCTAATGCCACCTAATAAACCACCGCCTCCAGTTTTTTTACTTTGAGTAAAATCTTTACCTGAACTAATAGATAATAAACTTGTTACTTGCCTTGCTGCATCACTAGCAATTACTGAAAGTAAAGTATTTAATAATGCTTTGCCTAAGCTATCAAAAGATAGCTTACCATTCATTAAAATGTCATTAAAGAAAGTTTCAAAGTTAGTCTGTAATTTAGGCAATAATTGCTCATTGACATATATCTGAAAATCGGTTAATCCTAATTTTAAGGTATTGCCAAAATCTTTTGCAATTACTGGCGATGTAGCTGCTAATCCCTCACCTATTCCAACTGCTGCATTTACGCCAACTTCCTTGCCTTGAGCCTTTATTTGATCTGGGCTAATAGCTAATAATTGAGTTTGTAGTTTCTTAATAATACTGCTATCAGCAGTAAATCCAATACCAATTAAATCATTTATTGCTTTTTTTAAGGCAGTTACTCTTTCTTCATTACCCTTTCCAAATGTTATACTAAAATCAGATGCTATTTGCTTAAAATCTAAACTTAATGCTTTTAATATATCTGATTGAGTTTTTATACTCTTATTTTCTTTATCTATTTTATCATTAAATTTAGGATCAATCTTAGATTTTTCAGTTGTTATAGATTTTTCAAGTTGTAGATTTTTATCTGTAAGTATGTTAGTGTCTGATGTTAGGTTAAAAATTTGCTTGTCAATTTCTTCTAACTTTTTCTTAGCTTTTATTTCATTATTTGTAGCCGTAATACTTCCTGTGCCATCTTGACCAGCAGCACCTATTGATGCTAAACTTATTGCAGTTGCTTTACTAACTAATGCTTGTTGTTTTAATTTTTCAGTAGTTAAATCAATTACTTTCTGCTCATTCTCTAATTGTCTTGTAGAATTTTTTGTAATTAAATCAGCAGCGGCTTTTGCTCTTGCATTAGCTAAAATAGATATAGTTAATAAATCATAAGCAGTTTTAGTATTACCACTTGCAGTAGCTTCAAATGCTAAATTTTTGAAATATGATGGGTATAATTTTTGCAGTTCTTCGTAAGCAGCTTTACGATTTTCTAGAGGAGAATTTTGATCCTTATACTGCTTAAAAAGTAGCGATAATGTGGTTAATTCTTCTTGAGCTGATGTAGCGCCTTTTAATTGTACTTGTTGTAATTGACCTAGAGTAGTTACATAATCATCTGCTGATTTTTTAGCATCATTAGTTGTTTTATTTGCTCTTTGCTGATATTGCTGATAAAATAATACTGCTGAACTTACAACTGACAAAGCAATACCTAAACCTGCAGGACCAATTAAAGATTGCCCTAATGCTTTTAATGCGCTGCTTGATGATCCTGTTTCTTGTTTTAATCTTTGGAATGATTCAAGTAAAGGATTTAAGTTGTTTTGTATACCAATAAATCCAAAAGGTGCATCTTGCGCAACCCTGCCTAAATTTTGCATAGCAAAGGCAGCAGAGTTTGCACCCTTGACAGTTGATCCGCCTAAAACTCCGGCAGTCTTAGATGCTTCGGCTGCAAACCCTTTTAATTTGCTTTCTGCACCCTTTAAATCTTTATCTAATTGCCCTAAAGGTGCGCCAATAGGTATTTCAATTCCTTGCATCTTCTAAGTATTTAAGCATCGCCTTATTCATTTGATCTTTGATTACATCCATGTCTGCTATCTCATCATTTTCGTAGATAAAAGCCATGAACTTTTTAAAACTAGGCATCCCTTTATTTACGTGAACTCTCATTCCGTTCCACGTTGACCAACCGATTCGCTCCCAGTCCTTTTTTTCTTTATTAAAAAAGCCTTGACACTTTAGAATGTATTGATTCCAGGTCAAGGCGTAAAAGTCTTTGGGCATCATTCCCATTTCTCCAAAAGCAAAAGTCAACACATCTTTATTCCAATTTAACTTTCCTGTTTGCTTTTTTTTTGCTCGGTTACCTCTGTATTTAATCCTAACACTCTAAATACTTCTTTAGATACTGTCAGGATAAACTCACCACCTGAGCCTCCAGAGTTATCAATCCAATCATGCACATCAAACTCCGTAAAGTCTACAATCTCGCCTTTTTTTAATATAGGGTAAGCCGATGCATGGTAAATAAACACTCTCAGGAACGGCAGTAATTGCTTACCTAACAAATCTGATAGATCAGTCACCGATGCATTAAAGTGAGTAAGCGTCTGCTCTAAAGCATAATTGCCAAAGAACATCTGCCTGTCGACCTCACCTATTTTGTACGTTAAATGTCCCTCCATTTAGTAACCAGGATATGGATCAGTTGTGGTAATATCGCCGTCACCTAGCAAAGTGCCTGTAAAGGTAATAAACTCACCCTCTGCGCCTGTAATTTCTAAAGCACTAAAGTAAGCATAGCCATACTGCTCTGAAAAGTTAGGATCTTCTGTTCCATCAGTTTTAAGTAAAGCTACTTGAAACTCGGTCAAAGTCTTTGCCCTTGCAATCGTAGATATACGATCCCATGATGCTTTAGCGGTATCGCCACCTGCGCCAACTGTATCTGTAAAAACACCCTCAAAAGGTATCTCAAAAGAATAGGTTGTTGGTTTGCGTCTGGTCACTCCAGGATCGCACTTAGTTACTGTTTCAGCAAAATCCCATGATTCGCTGATGCCGTTTGAAGTTAAACACGCTACTGGCTTCCATGCGCCACCTGTGCGTATGTAGAGCATGAATAGACTTCCTGCATAAAATTGTTCTGCTGCCATAATTAATCTCTATTTAATTTGTGTTGAAAAGTTAGTATGTATTGAAATATGTTTTCTGTTTCTGTTTCTAGTGTTACCTCATTTGTTAATAGTTGTAAGGTTTCAACATTTATAAAGTTAGACAAAGTTAAGTTAGTTACTTGAATCCTATTTTGTATTTCTTCGCTTATTACCATTGCAAAACTCAAATCGCCATTACCATTCGGGTATTTGGTTACTATCTGCACGTTTATAGTACAAATATACCAATATCCGCACTTTGTTTGTTCTTGTAATCTAGTTTGGCTTGATAATATTACATATTTAGCCGGTACATTCTTTAAAGGTGCTGATTTACTGTATACTGGAATAGTCACGCCACCAACTATTAAATTGGCTAGAGCGCTCTTATATGCGTTTAGTATTGATAAATTAGCATCTTTCATTTCTCAAATGTAATTATTTTTTTGCATTATATTTTCGTGTTTGTACTTCAAGAACTTTTCTTAAAGTTTTAGGATATTGCTGAATGCCCTCTAAGTAGCTAGGAATAAAAAAAGGCTTAGCCCCATAATCTCGCTTCCTATTTTTTTTGCCCCTAAAAGGTTCTGCTAAATATGAAAACCCATTTGGTATTATAACTCCATCGCCAGTACCAAATTCAACGTAAGCTGCATAAGGAGCATTAGAAAAAAAGAATGAACGATTATAACCTACTCTAGCAGTTGTTTTACCAATAGATAATCTTAACTGACCTTTATCTACGCTATTATTGCTTGTAACTCTTAACTGAGCCGCAGTTACCATGCCTTGCGTAGTTTCGTTAGTTACCGCAACCGCTAACCTATTAGCATCGTGACCAAAGGCAGAAATCTGAGATAGTAATTTAGAAATATTTATTTTAGCTGCCATTATTATCATCCGTGACGGATGCCAGTATCTCATAAAATCTGAATGTATCATCTACATTCCTAATTGAATGAATCGTGAAAAAATTTAACTCATACAGAATCCTCATGTCCTTAGTAGGTGCAAAGTCTTTTCTATACCGGATTGTAAACCTAAAGACCTGATTTATGACTTGTTCTTGCGCTTGTAACTGTCTATTACCATCGTATGGCTTTATATTTGACCATGTAGCCAAAACAGGCACAAACGTAATCACGTAATCCTGATAGGCATTTTCAACCGATGTGAACGTGCCAAATGTAATGCGCTTATCTAATCTGCCTGGATTCATTAGAATAGAGTAATGCGTCTGTAAGGCGATAGTAACAAAGTTGCAATCGTAGGCATTCCCACAACTGGATTATCTCTGTTCTCATAATAATAGGCTATCATTTCTTTAATTGCCGTTTCAATATCATCTGGCACATCAGATCCGCCCTCATAATTCCATCCATAACCTGCGACAAACGTAACTGTATTAAATCCTGCCGTATCTGATATAACCTCCGTAAAGCCTTGCGTTTCGATTGTTTCAAAAGTTAGCACAACCATATCAGGATCGACCACAGTTTCAACTGAGATCAAAGGGTACTCATATATTTTAACTGCACCAGAAACAGGCGTAATTAAACTCATTTGCCTTTGCCATAATACTTGTAAAGTAAACTGCTCAGCTTGATTTACCGCAGATTTTATCAATGATGTAATTAATCCATCTTCTATTGTATAGTCTAGGTCTAGTCTTAGATACATCTTTGCATCCGCTAGGCTCACTACATTTAACTGGTCCATTCTCTTTAGGTTTAAAAGGTTGTTTTAGATACTCTTTTTTTTCCATTATATAATCGCTAAATTACATATTTTATTTAACCAATTTTCAAACTTTGGCAATTCCTTAGCAGGATCTAATTCTTTTGCCCTCTCTAAAGGTGTTTTCTTAGTCTGGATTGTATCTATGTTACTAATAGCATCAATCCATCCATCTATATTGTTCCTCTCAACGAATATCCCTGCATCTGCGACACTATCTCTAAAGCCTAGTATATCAGAACAGATTACAGGAATATTGCAACACAGAGCTTCTATTTGAGCCATTCCATAACTTTCATACTCTGATGGTGCAATTAGGACCTTAGTCATAGCCAGATATTTCTTAACATCATCAATTAAAGGTACATATTTTATATTCCTGACCTTTTCATCTTTGATCTGATGATAGTAACCGCCTTGTACTGCCATGAATTTTGTTTTAGGCATTCGCTTGGCAATCTCTATTAATATCTGACCGCCTTTGTTTTCATTATGGTTTATTAGCGTAACATACTCAGCTTCTGGTCTAGCAGTTGAGTAATCTCTATAATTAATTGGTGCGTACAAAGTATAGGTTTCCTGATTGTAGTTTAATTCTCGCTTTGTGTTCTCGCAGTTATAAACAGTATAAGTATTCGGTCTTATGTTAACCTGCGGATAACCTACGTTATTATGAGCAAAGTTAATAACCTTTTTAGCTTTTAGCCTTTGTTTATTCATTGCATAGTAAGTGCCAGACAGTTGACAAAACACCAGATCTGCCCAGTCCCATAAATCATTATGGCATTGCTTGTAATTGTCTTTAGCTTTATAAACCTGTATGCCCTCATAACTGTAATTTTCAGGGCATCTAGTTACTGCCTTAACCTCATGACCTTTGCTCATTAGATAGGTTACAACCCGATGCAAATAGATTTCAGATCCTGCTCTCTGATGCGGTAAGTAAATGCCTGGACTTAGTAATATGTTCATGTTACAGGAATAAACAGATATGGTCTTTGTATCTTTAATGTTCTGCCATCGTAATTATGCAGATCGCTTCTATGATAGTGAATAGCTTGTATTCTTGTAGCAGGATTATAAAGCGCATAACCTGCGCTATGTAACTCATAAGCAATCCGATTATCACAACCCGGTATGCCTAAATAAAAATCACAGAAATTAACATTGCGCATCTTGCCTTTAAATATCCAGACATCTTGACTAAAGCGCTCATTGTGTAACTTTAAGCCTCCGATCTTATCATCCCATCTGCTTAAGGCTATGCATTGCCGTTCATTTAAAGTCAACTGGCTAAGCGTATGGTTAAAATAAATATCTG